ATACAGGTTGTCTTCGATGGCCTCTTCGGTCAGCGAGAAACCCAGAGCGATGGTTTCGTGGTTGTATCGAGCGGTCCATGCTTCCTGCGCATTGTCATACGCAATTGCAGAACCTTCGTTTTTCACCGGAGCTGCCGAGAAGCCGGACAGCTTGGTTTCTTCTTCGAACGAACGCTCGGAAGTCTCAGTTTCGTAGATTTCCTTGTGCTCTTCGCCGTAACGAGCGTACTCCAGACCGAACAAGGCGTTCAAGCCGGGGAGCAGCTCTTTCAGTAGTTGTGCGCGTGAAATAGCCATGATTTAGCTCCTTAGCTTACACCGGTGGTGTTGTTATATTGATGCAGGTTGATCTTAACGATAATCTCTGGATAACCAGTAGAAGTCGCTGTATCAGGAACCACATCAATTACACGCAGTGGCAGAGTATTTGAGGTATCTTCCGAACCAGCCAGTGCCGACATAGTCGAATCACCAGTAGTTGTAGAACCGCCGCTACCCAGATCCAAGGAAATGTTGTAGCCGATAGAAACGATGCTTGTGGTGTTAACCACTACACTGTTTGCGTCGGTAACAACAATCTTGAACGCCGCCATAGGATCATCAACAACGATAGCCTGTGCATCAGTAATAGCGCTGTTAGCAGGCCAGTATTGAGCATAGGTTGGTTGTTTGGTGGTCGGGTTGGTATAAGTACATCCCAGAAATACGCCAACCATGCCGGTCGGAGTAGCGCTGGTAATACGAGTTACTTTACCGGCGGACAATTGAACCAAATCACCGTAGTAGATGGCGGGAGCAGTATTTGCAATCGCAAATTTACGAGTTGCACCTGCGTACGGCAGACCATCAATACGATTAATTGGCTTTAGCCCGTAAGGGGCACTTACAGTAGGATAAGCCATTTAAAACTCCTAAAAGTTTAGTTTCCTTTACCGAAGCTATGCGAAGACTTTCTCTCTTTAAAGAGAGGCATCCTAGGATCGCTTTGGCGCATCAAGTTATTGTCCACGGCTTCCGTCTGAGCTTGCGTTTGGTTCTGGTAATACGCAGAACGCTGTTCAACAAAGTTTTCAGGAGCCTTGCAAAGCAATAACCCACCAATCTCGATATTGTCTTTGAATCGACTACCGGGATCGATTAGCAGTTGGAACTTTGGTTGCTCTTCAATACGGACCGGTTCCCAACCTTCACGGAGTTTGGACGAAAGGTTACGGGGGTCAGTTTGACCAAGCATGGATACACGTATCCAGCGATAAGCATACCCAGCCTCTTTATCAGGCTCAGGTAGCAATTCAGGCGGTGCCCACTGCTTAGGGCGCTCGCTCATTGCTCGGGTTGCTAATTCGCGTTGTAGTTTGTTTTCAGCCATTTTGGGCCTCCAGTTTTCTGAGTTCAAGGGCGTATTGTTCCGGGGTTAGTCCCAACTTCTTTGCAAGCGCAACTTGACTCGTTCTCAGCTTTATCTTGTTAGAAGCTGTGCTACGAACCGCTGGGGCTACCACTGTGCTCGGCTTTGTGCGAGCAGGCTCGGACCGCGCCTTGTCCTCCGGCTCCTCAATATTGAAATATTCAGGGAACCGCTTGCGGATTGTTCTGTCCAACGCCGCGTAATATTCGTCTGATCCAACCACTACTTCGCCCGACTTTTTGAGCTTCTCGTGTATGCCCAAAGCCGTTGCGGTCATCTCATCGTCTGCCCCATACCACGGGTTGCGTTCTTGCCACGCTTCCAGTCTAGGGTTTAGCGGACGAGGAGCAGGTTGTTGAACCTGATTTGGTTGTGGTTGTACCGCATAATTTTCCTCTTGTAAAGTAGGCATCTTAAAGCTCTGGGCTTGCAACATTCTGTAGTTTGCAATCTGGAGAGCTTGTTGTGCTTCTACTAACTTATCAGAATCCCCACTGTCGTAGGCTTCCTTGTACGCCCGCTTCGCCATCTCCATCTCAAGAGTGGCAGCATTGTTAAGTACGGCGGCGTACTCTTTCCCACCGGTATCAAGAATGGTCTTGATCCGTTTGTTTTCGTTCATCAGCTTCTGAGCTAACGCAATGGCTTCCTGCTGTTCCCGGAAAGCCTGTTCTTTCTCGCGGCGCTCGTCGTGAT